CCAAATCGATCCGTTATAGGGACAAGGATTACCTTTGTTCGCGCCCGTCAGGATCGAGAAATTATCGGCCCGGTCGAATAGCGGATCGAGCGGCCCCGTGATGATGCTATCGAGGTCAATACTGACAATTCGATCACCATGTGAAAGACCGTGCATAGCCTGCCACGTCGGATCAAAAAGCCTCAACCGAACGAAACAGCCGGGAATTTCCAGAAGTGGCACATCGAGTGATGAGATCGACCATGCCGCATGGACGCTGCGGCCAATCATCGATTCAACGCCGGTGCCCATGACGTCATCTGTGATGACGATGAAGTGGTGGGGCTGGCGCAGATGACGCCGAACTCCATCCGCCAAGCGCGCGACATAGGATGGCGAATATTTGGCACCCCAGCAATGGGTCGTGATGATCAGCTTCGCCATATTACGCCGATGCCGAAGGCGTTCTGCTCGGGGTCGAGTAAAATCTCGCGATGCCGATAACTGCCCTTGATCGAATTCCAGAATTCAGGAACACGGATGCGATTGGGACTCGCAGGAACAGATCGTCGCCAGCCAATATCATGAAAAGCAACCAGCTTGCTCATCGGCCCATAATTTTCCCAATCGGAACGCACATACATCAGCTTGTGATTGCCATCGATGAAGGTGGTATCGTAAGGCCCGAGACCTCTCACTTGCTCGATAATCCTTAAATCCAGGCTATTGCCGGTGATAAGGTGAGCGTCGTAACCATCTTTTCGAAGTGTCTTGATACAATGCCCGAGCGATGGTCCATTGACGCCAAGATCGACCGAGACGATGCGCGATCCATGCGGCAGCGATTTTGCGACCCGCCATAGCGAACCGCCATATTTAGACCCGATCTCCAAATAGCTGCGCGCAGCCATGTCGCGCATCAGACCGATCAGCGCATCGATCTCGGCGTCGATCTGGTGCGAGCTGCGGCGAAACGGTTCGGCGTTTATCTTGTCCATAAGACGCCGATGCCCATATTGCCGCCGGCGTCGCGATCGGTGAATTCCTGATGGCGATAATTACCTTTAATCTCGTTCCAGAGCCGCGGCACTTCGACGACCTTCGGATTATTATAGCCATCCGGCTTTTGCCAGCCGACGTCATGAAAGGCGACGATGCGGCCGCACGGTCCATAAGTCTTCCAATCTTCACGCACGCCGCGATATTCATGATCGCCATCGATGAAGATCGCATCGTAAGGCCCGAGCCGTTTTACGGCGGCGATTGTTGCCTCACGCTGGCTATGACCGATGACGAGATGAGAATTGTAACCGATTGATTTCAAGCGCTTGACACAAGACTTGAGCGAATTTTGCGCGCCGGGTTTTTTGCCACCCATCCCCTTGCCGCTATCGCAGGAAACGATCAGCGATCCTTTCGGCAGAACATTGGCAATGCGCCAAAGCGATCCTCCGAAGCGCGATCCAATTTCGAGGAAACTTTTGACGTTCTCTTGTCGAAGGATGTCAAGAAACCGGACGAATTCGCTCTCGACTTGCGAGCATTGTGTCTCGTATAGATTAAGCATCTTCAAAGCCGCTGCCAGATCGCCGCGACACCGAGCTGCATCGATAGATAGGACGTATGCACACGCTTGAGCCCACAGGCTTTCATGTCCTTATCGATTGCCAGCAATTCGCCCTCGTTCTCGTTGATCTTTTCCGACGTACCGCGCCAGGCAAACCATTTTAATGTCCGGTCACCGGTCGCGCGCATCAGTGCCGAGAGTTTTTCCGGCGTCATCACACGCTTGAGCTTGTGATAGGTCGCCAGCAACACAACGATGTCATAGCGCTGGCTGCCAAACTTGCCGAGCGATTGCGATCCGAGTGTGAGATCGACAACCTCAAATTGACTCTTGATCTGCCGCAGATCGGCAAACCATTCCCGCGCGGCGCGAATGCCAGGCTCATAAATGTCACAACCGTGAACGACGTTTGCGCCATTGAGCGCGAATTCGTAAGCGACATGGCCGCGATTGCAGCCGATATCGAAGACAGAAGCTTCGCGCGCCCGCATCAAAAGATCGCCGATACCATCGAGCCGAAAATTATGCGCCCCGGCGACACGCCGCATGATCTTGTTTTCGTCTGCGGTATTCACGCTACTTTTTTCCGCAATTTTCCGAGTGATGCGTCGACCACTTCTTCAACTTTGATCTTGGCCATCGCGTCGCGGCAATGCTGGCAGGGCTTAAACGACCCACACGCCTCCGCGCCGCCGGTCAGATTCACATGGCTGGCGTAGCCTGTAACTTGCGGTGGAATGAAGCCGCCGAAGATCACCACTCCCGGAACGCCTAGAGCTGCCGCGCCGTGATGCAAGCCACCCTCTGGACCGACATAGAGTTTTGCTCTTCCAAGAATTGCCAGAGCATCACGAAAGGATCGCGTCGTGACTGGCTGCACCCCCGTTAGAAGGGGCCTATTGAGCCCATAATTGAATTGAACGACACGAACGCCTGCTCTACGCAATCGCTTGGCGACCTCTTCATAACGTCCAAAGCCCCAATCTTTATTCTGCGCCACCGATTTCCAATGAGGCACGTTTGGTTCGATCAGAACGAAGTCGCGGCCAAATCTATTAGCGGCGCGTTGCTCGGAATGATTGAAGATGACCTCGCCTGGAGTCGCGCGAAAATCCATATTCCAGATCCAGCGGCCATCTCCTTGCGTATTGTAGATCCGGTTGCCCTTATAGAAAGGCACCCATTCGAGATCGCTATGTGACTCACAGCCAGGCCGCGCGATATTGACGTTATGCGCGAAAATATCTTGACTGTGATGATCCCAAATAATGTGCTTGCCGTCGCCGAATGCGATGCGCTTACCGCGCTTCTTGGCACCGCGGGCGATGCCCGTCGCCATGATATTGTCACCGATTCCCACGACGAAGCGTTACGCTGCCCAGCGCGTTAATTCTGCGCGCCATTCATCGGCATAAGGCACATCGGAATAGCCAGGCATATCAGGCGTGCCAGATGTAAAATGAACCACCTTTGGATCAATCGACGGATCGGAGTATCCGACAAGAAAATTCCATTCCGGCCCGAGTTCGCCGATCTGCTCATCGGCAAGCCATTTGAAGGCGTGAAGATCGCGGCCTGGCCAAGTATTGATTGCGTCGTTCGTGAGTGCGGCATTGGCTTCGTGTCCAACATTCCAGATGCAAAACGAAGACCAGTTCTTGCGGGCGTAATTGGTTTGAATCTGGCCATCCATTTTCAAAGCATCAGAAACGGCATGCTGATGCTTGACACAATAAACGGCCTTCTCGGCATCCAGCCCTTCAAATACCCGCGCCAGATTACCTCGCACCAGAACGTCACCGTCGAGAAAAAGTGCCCAGCCATGCTTGGCCAAATGCGGCACCAGAAAACGCGCATTGGCATGTTGCGTGCTCATCGGCGCATCCGATAAAACATCCCACATGATTGGATGATCGGCTGCGCTGCGGCGCATCTCCATCGGTCTGGTATAGAGACCTCTTTCCTTAAGATCACCCAGAATAACGCCGTTGACAGGAATCTGTTGAGTCAATCGTTTATTGATCGAATGGCGCGCCACGGCATAAGCCGCAGCTTCCCGCGGATCAAACCCAACCCATATCGACTTCACAGCGACAAATCCTTGAGTATGTGATCGAGTGGCTTGCGCGGAAAGCATTCGAGCAGACCATGGGCATTGGCGTTTACAACTTCGATGCCAATGCTTTCAAGTTGCGTGGCGGAATTGGCAAAGGCTTTCAGCCAGCGCGAGAAAACGCCATCATGCGGATTTTTTGCACCGGACCAGTTATTGCGGCCGTAGAAATGAGCGCCGGTCATGTCGAAACCGATCAGGACAATTCCTGATGCACCGAACTGTGCGGCAAGATTGAGTACCTGGAAACCGGAATTGCCGCCAGCGCCGATCGACAGCGGTTCATCGAACAACAGGCTATCGCGTTCCTTGTCCGCGATGATGACGCGCTTGATGTCGGGAAATTCATCACATGCTTGAGTGGCCCACGCCAGTTTGATGCCCTTGAATGACGGCAACCCGCGCCTGTAACGCCACCACGGCCAGTCGCAACCATAGACAACATCTGCCCATGGACATTTATCGACTGCCGCTTCCTTGATCGCCAGCACCGGCAACCGGCCGCGCAAAATCGATAGGTCCACATTACGCAGTGAAGGGCCACAGGCAACAATCGCAACCCTTTTCCCTTGCCACTGTGGCCACCAGTTGAAGCGCGCCGGGCCAAGCCGCGCAGCGGCATTATCTGTCAATCGCTGCAGCATCAGGCCATACCGCGATGCGCGCGATAATCATTCAGCAGCCATATGGCGCCTTGTGGCAATTCGACAGTCGCCGCGCGAATCGCACCGACGATGACGGATTCGCGGTTGGCATAGAGATGCCCGAGCGTCAGAAGGATTGCCGCCTTGATCGGCGCCGGCACATCATCGAGAGCCGGGCTGTCCGCATTCTTGAAGCCGACTGTAAACTGCACACGAACTGCGTTTGCTGCAACCTTGATGCTCGGCCAACTCGACACTGGAACAATCCGTGCCGGCAGGCTCGTCACATCGACGTCATAGAGATCTGCCGAAAGTTCCTGTTCGTCGCCGTTGCCGTCGAGATAGAAAACACCGATAACATCGAGCAGCGGAGCCTTGGCAATCTCGATCACATTGGAATGCCGGCGCCGATGAAATCCTTCATGGTTACCGTGCGGAAAGGCGTCGAGATAGAGATCCCAGGTCTGCTCGATGAATCCGCAGCCGGTATATTTCTCTGCCTGTTGGCGCGCCGCAGCCAGATAGAGACCGATGATCTCGTCATCATCTGTGAAATCGATGCGCAAGTGTGCCTTGATCTCCGCAAGCGTCACGGGCTCGCTCGTCGGGCCGGAAATAAGTTTGAAGCCCATGGCTAGAGCGTCCTGCCATCGCGGCCAGGATCGCCCTTATCACCTTTTGGGCCACCACCACCTTGCTTACCGTCGCGACCATCGCGACCGCGCTTAACCGCGAGGCGCCAACCGCTGTCGTCAGTGTCGGGTTGATTCTTTGTCGGAATTTGCGCGATCCAGAACGAACCCCCGAAGCTTACGCCGTCACCCTTCTCGTAGCCTTCATCGCGCGCGCGCCAGACACCGCGATCGAGCACAGTGGCCGTCTTGATGCTTTGCGAGATTGCTTTGCCACCAATCGGAATGCCGACGATCAGCGTGCGGCCGTCATCATCCGAACTGATCTTGATCTCGGACAAGATCGCCACAACACCGTCTTTTACCAGTGCCGGTAGCATATCCTTGAGGATTGAGAGATCGGCGGCGTCGCGGCCATCGCGGCCCGGCGCGCCATCCTTTGGTGCCGGAATCTTAGCAGTGGCCTCCGCGACAAGGCGCGTGATCAGTTCGGGGTCGGAATCCTTGCCATCAATGCCGTCTTTCGCAGCCGGAATCTTGGCAACGGCTTCCGCTACGAGCTGCGCGATGACCGCCGGATCGGCATCTTTGCCGTCGAGGCCGTCTTTCACAGCCGGAAACTTCGCGACGGCGTCAGCGACGACCCTCTCAATCAGAGAGGGGTCGGCGTCTTTACCGTCGATACCGTCTTTCGCAGCCGGAATCTTGGCAACGGCTTCCGCTACGAGCTGCGCGATGATCGCCGGATCGGCATCTTTGCCGGCTGCACCATCTTTTGGCGCCGGTAGTTTTTCGACTGCTGACGCGACAATCTGCTCGATCAATTCAGGATTGACATCCTTGCCGTCTTGGCCGTCTTTGCCGGGCGCTCCTTGGTCACCTTTTAGCGGCGCGCGATCTTCAAGCGTCTTGAGGCGAGATGTAAGCCCATCCAATGTCTTCGCGCAAAAATCGCGAATAACAGGAGCCACGGCCGCCATCATGGCGGCGATATCGCGCTGGTTCATGTCCTGACCCGAAGGTTACGCAGCAAGCAGATCAAGCTGCGATTTCAATTCCCACGCGGCAATGACGCCGATCGCCTGCTCGTCAAGATCGTCGGCCGCCTTCGGCACCGGAGGTGGTGGCGGCGCGCTCGGCGCACGACTGGCAAATGGATCGGCTTGCGCATCGCGCTTAGCGAGCGCCTCGAGCGAATAATTCTGCTGCTGCAGAAATACCGAATCGCCGCCTGGCGTTGGTGCCAGATTGAGACGTCTGCGCGATTCATTTGGTGCCTTGATGCCGCCGCTCACGGCATTCTTTTCCGATTCGATCAACGTCGCAGTATCCATGCGCAGCAGATCATCGAGATCAAACTCGACGCCATAGTCATGCCCATTGACTTCGACCAGACCGAGCCCTTCATCGAGGCAAAGCTCGATGCACTCAAAGAATTTCTGCAGGCATTGCGAATAATACTGCTGTTCGGTCGCTTCGATGTTCTGATAGGGAGGCGGATCGCCGACACCAACTTTATAGGCCGGAACATGGAAGGTCGAGCAGACGACGCCGGCGCTCCATTTGAGCTGCTCGATCAATTGGGCATCGACGGCCTTCATGGTCATCGCT